CTTGATAATCAGCAACGACTTCATCAGTCCACAGTGCAGTAGCAACAGCCTGCATTTCAGCGCACTCGCCGGTCATGTCACTACCAGGCACCTTTACATGCCTATGGTACGTCCGGCCCACCTCAACGCCATCTTTGAGCACAATATCCGCACGCCGACACTGCAGGATGTTGTACGGCGGAATAACCTCGATTTTGTGTTCGTGTCGTTCGGTAAAAGCCATTAGGATAATCCAGAGGATGAAACAGGTTTAGGCATAGTTTTGAGCCGTTGCGGGCTGTTAATTATGCAACTCTATAAGTAATGTGCACGTAAAGTTGAGTACCTGCCTTAAAAGCACCTGCACTATTTGCATATTCAGTACCGCCGGTGTAAGTAAAAATCATTAACGAGGTAATTTCATCTACGTAATTTGAAAAATTAGCAACATCAAATCCACTATTTATAAGTCTAACTCTGTATGTTCCAGGGCAACGGCCCGCAGTATCCGTAAGATCTGCAGAAGAAAATGGCAGGGATAGTTGAAAAAGTCCCGTCGGACTACTTGCAGAGCTAATTTGTACACGCCCTTGTACCGAAACTAAATTTCCAATTTTAACGTATGCAAGTGTATCGTTATTGGGGTCTAAAGTATAGGATCCTGATGTAGAAGCAGACGCTGTTGTTACATGAATACCTTCTTCATAGTCATCCAGCAGTTCACTGGTCATACCAGACCCATCAGCAGTAGCACTAAAGTCAATGCCGCTGCCGCTTGCAAGCACTAAGTTGCCTGCAGCAATAGATAAATTACCTGTGCTGCCAACCGTAACCCGATCGGTTCCGCCCGTAACAACCTTGACTTCATCCGTTCCAAACACCAAACCGGTGTCGGCATCGCCGCCGGTGATGCCCGGTGTTGCAGTTGCGTTATCGCCGTCGATCCGAATAGCCATTAGACGATCACCCAGCGGCTGCCTGAAGGGATTGTAACCGTGGCGCCTGCATCAATTGTAATCGGACCAGCGCTCATTGCGTTTTTGTTCGCTGAAATCTCATAGTCATCGTTCACCGTCTGATCGTTCTCGAAGAAAACCTGGTCCGATCCACCGCCTTGGGCGCCACCGCCGACACTCGACCATGCAGTGCCGTTATGACCTTCAAACTGTGAGGTGTCAGTGTTAAACCGGATGTAACCGGTCAGGTTGGCAGGCGTTCCACCGTCAGCCGGGCGCTGCGCCTCAGTGCCATGCGGCAGTGCAACAGCGTCGGTTGCATTGATGTCAAGCGTGACTTCAGGCGTGCAATTGATGCCAACGCGATCTGTGCTGACATCGACGAAAAGCCGGTCAGTGTCAACGGTCAGATCCTGATCGCCAAAAGCTGCGCTGATCTTGGTGCCCGCAATCGCGGTGCCGTTCCAGACGCCGGAGGTAATCGTGCCAACGCTGGTCAGGCTTGAGTTGACAACGCCGCTACCAAGCGTGTCGGCAGTCAGAACAGACGTACCAGCGATGCGATATTCTTTGCCGCTGGCAATGTTGACGTGCTCGCTAAACGTCCACGCATCAGTGGCATCGATCCAATTGATCGTCTTGTCGGTGGTGCCCTTCAGCGTGATGCCGCCGCCGTCTGCTGTTGCGTCGCTTGGCGTCGTGACAACGCCCATCTCAATGTTTTTATCCTCGACAAGCAGTGTCTGAGTGTCAATGGTTGTTGTCGTTCCGTTGACGGTCAGATCGCCTTCGATCGTTACGTTGTTATCAAACGTCGCGGCGCTTGTAACGTCGAGCGTGCCAGGCACGTCGATGTTGCTGGCCCATTCAACGCCGGTACCTGCTGCGTCAGTTTGCAGCAACTGACGGGCTGTGCCGTCTTGCAGTTTGCTGACCGCAATCTCAGCAGACGCCGAGATCTCTACGTTGGTAATTGAACCGTTGGAAATAGCGTCCGCACCAACGGAGCCTGTCGCTAACTTTGCTGACGTAACAGCGTCGTTGGCGATGTCTGCGGTGGCGATCGGATATGCGCTTACGGAAAACCCTGGAATGTAAGCAAGCGAGTTCCACGCGGTTGAACCGTCGCCAATCTTGACTTTGTTTGTATCTGTCTCTACGCCAAACTCACCGCTAAGCAGTGTTGGGTTCGCGGATGTCCAGCCAGCAGCTGTGTCACGCCGCTGCTGCATCTGTACTTGTACAGTTGTAGCGGCCATTAACTAGCTCTGCGTAGCATTCAGTATAAGTGTAGCTGTTGCGGAATCAGTGCCGTTCAAGATAAACGGTGCCGTACCAGAGAAAACAAACTCGCTGAACGCTGTCTCTGCAGGCAAAATCGCTGGACCTCCATCCAAAATGAAGCTGATGAAGGTTCCTCGCAACAACCGCAGAGATACGGTCACGTTGTAGTGCAACCCTGTGTGTTCTTCTGTGGGAGTTTCGGCGTAGCGATACTCGCTGTCTGACTGCGCAACGGAGACGCCGCCCCAGATGGCCAATGGTGCGGTAAACGATCCGTGCGTTCCGCCAACGTCGTTGTAGTGATCGCGTATCTGCTGAACCTGGGTTTGGCTTAAGCCTCTGTAGGTCAGCTGCAGGTTTTGGCCATTGATGTAGTTTGAGTGCTTAAATCGAATTGGACCAGCGCCGAAAACGCTGTACTCACTAACATTTGCACGCCCTTGGTCGTAAGTTATTGAGTTCGGTACTAACGTCGGAAACGCCACGCTACACCTCGTAAGGCGGTATCAATTGTAATTCTACGGAGATTGTGATTGACCCTGGCTCGTAGGATACTTCAGGCGGAGCAGCATAAATCCACTGGTATCCGCTGGGAAAACTTAGACCTGACCCTTGTAATACAATGCTCGGTAGGTCAAACGGCTGGAACCTGTTGTTTACGCCGTAGTGCTTGAATATCTCGTCTTGTTGCTCAGCCGTGGAGCTAATAAAAGTCATGCGGAGTGTATGGTTTACAGCGGCATTGGTACGCCGGACGCTGACTTCGTCTCCATTAAGAGTTTGAGCCTGAATTGCTGCATACGATCCAGGTGTGTATGAACGGCTTTGTGGGTTGTAAGAAGGAAAATCAGACATTAGTAAACACACCCAACTGAGTAATTCCAGGCAGTGCCACCAGTAGGAGCATAGACAGTAACGGTGATGTAAGGATCAGCGCTTGTCTTGGTGACTGATACAGTCACGTTTGTGCCGCTCACAAAACCTGTGTCGTAACTCGCTGCTCCCGAGATGACGAAACGATCTTGAATCGTGTAAGCCGTCCAGGTGAAGTCGAACGTCCCAAGGCCAGTGCCGACGTTAATAACCTTTGTAAAGGTGCCTTGGTTGCCTGCATCACCACCGCCGGGGCAATCAATGATCTCGTCAAATATGTCAACAGTGTCGGAGTCAACGCAAACTCCGTAACCACTTGCGTAAGCCGGATCAGGGCAGCAACCTTCTGCATAAACACGAACACCTGCCTGCTGGGCTGTAGTGCTGACGATGTAGGGCTCTGCAACACCTTGAGCGACTTGTGTTCTTTCGCCTGTGTTGATGTCGATCAAGTACCAAGTGATCCTTGCGTTCGGGCAACCTGGATTGAAAGTTAGAGTATCGCCAGCCGTTGGTGTTCCGCTGTAGCCCTGAATTGAAGGCGTAATGGGTTCTTCAATAGGATCTGGCGGGTTATTGATACCGCCTGGATACGATGATTCTTCTGTTGGATCAGACGATCCAGAACCGCCATCAAAGTTCGGGCTGCTTGGGTCGCTTGGCTGTGGAAGGTTGTAATCCGTATCGCTAGAACTAGGCGCGTTAATAGGTACTGAAGTCGTCGTGCCAACAGTTGTCGTATCAGTAGAGCTGTTCACGTCACAGTCGAAAGCACCTTGACCGATAGAGATCGTTCCAGTTGGACCCGTGGCCGCGCTCACTTCGCGGGCGATCTTGCTTCGACCTTGCGAATCAATCGGGAAATGCGTTAGGTCATAGACCAGATAACTTTCCAGTGTCTTGTCGATGCGCTCAATTTCGTAAACGTAATCATGGAAAGAAATTTCACCAGCGGCGTTCTCACGGCGCAACCTGACCCGAACAATATCGCCAACGACCAGCAGACTGTTGTAGTTCTTCTCGCGGACCTTGATGCGCAAATGATGCGTCACATATTTCCGTGTCGCCAGTGCATACGCACCAACCTTTGCTGCGTGGTCTGATGTTGTGCAAAATCCGCTCAGGTCAATCTGAATGTATGGTCCGTTAGCTGCCTCGCCTGTGTAACGGACTTCCGTCGAGCGTACCAGGGAAAAATTGTTGCCCGCTTGTTGCTTCCACAGCACCGTAAAGCAAACAGGTGTTCTATCTTCGATGGCGATGTATTCAATCTCGAAGCCATCGGGAGTAATGTGGTCTTCGGTGAATGTGTAGGAAGGTGTGATCGTCGTCGTGTCGATCAGATGCGAAGCTGTAACGTACGGCAAACGTGGTCTCAAACCGAACTTGCCGTTGGTTTGCGTCAGGCGCAGTAGAAAGTTATACGAGGTGTCCTGAAGCCAATCCTGTAAATTCTGGCTATCAGAAAGCTGACCGTTAAAGAACAGACCATTCGCATCGGTAAACTTTGCCGCTGTAGTCAGTGCGGCTGTGTCGATTAGATCGTCACCTACACGCTCACTCTTCTCCAGCAGATACTTTGCAAGGTCAACAAAATTATCGGACGGACCAACGGTGCTGTCTACGAGTCGTGTTACTTGGATGCCGCTGCGAACAAAGATAAAAATTTGGCTGGACCATGTATTGTCACCTTCGCCAACGCTGCTTTCAAAACTGAACGTGGTCATATCGTCGTACGATCCACCCGTTCCAACAAAAGATGGCGTACTCCAAGTGCCGCTTGCTAAGAGCGTTATGTCATTTGTCGGGTTCCAGTTTCCGGCTCTGGCGTCATACGCTTGGTTTAGAGTTGTGCCTAATCTGCAGCTGCGCTGGAAAACGTCACGGACTTGCGTCTGACCAAGCTGGCCTTGACTTAAAACAAGCAGATATTTGTACTGAAGAGTTGTGTTGACAGCCTGGTTTGAGAAGTAGCCTTCGGTTGCCTTCGGTGCAATGAAAACACCGCCTTGC